AAGGGTTTGTGTTTGCCGCATTTGCCGGAATGAGCGGAGCGGAGATTATGGCGGCGCTTGCTGGATTTGGAGTTGCCGGAGCAGTTGGAGGAATCGCAAGTATTGCTGCTGTAGTGGCTGCGCCTATCGTTATAGTTGGTGGAGGTGCGTTCCACATTGCCAATCAGAATAAACTAGGTCATGAGTTAGAACGACTGTTTAAAGAATCAATCAAATTTGAGAAACAACTTGCCAATGACGAAAGAGAAAATGTTAGAGGCTTGATTCTAGCTACAAACGAATATCGTAAAAAGCTTGCTAATAAGCATCATGATTTGAAGAAGTATGTTTAAATGTGCTTCATAATAATAACCAAAGATCGCTTTGCGGTCTTTTTTTATGCCCAAAAGGAGGTGGTAGCTTGAATGCGTTTATTTTAGATGGAACAATCAACTCACGGACTGACCTTGGACTTCGCATCACACAAGTTCCTGTGATTCCAACAAGTGAACGAGTGATTGAAAACATTGAGGTGGATGGACGAGAAGGAGATTTGACCTTACTCAAGGGTTGGAAGGATATGACGTTTAATCTGAAAGCCGTCATCTGGGCAAAGGATGTGTGGACGGTCTGGCGAAATATCTCTCCACAAATCCTAAACGCCAAGACCATTAGCTTTTCAAACGATCCGTCAGTCTTTTATAAAATGAAAACCATTCAGGCGAGTGGGTTAACGCAAGTGCTATCGACCATGTGGGAGTTTGAGCTTGAAATTACCTGCTTGCCATTTCGTTATAAAGTAGGCGTTCCGCTCATCAATCGAACCTCATCTGGAACGGTAACGAATAGTGGTAACGTCTTTTCACTGCCACGAATCAAGGTCTATGGCAGTGGTACGAGGACACTAACGATTAACGGCAAACCTATCGTGCTCAACCTTCAATCAGAGTATTTGATTATCGATAGTGAACTGAAGGAATGTTACTACGGAGACGTGGCAACAAATAATCTAATGACAGGTGATTTCCCTGAATTTCGAGTGGGCTCTAATACGGTCACGCTAGGAACAGGTATCACCAAAGTCGAAATCGAACCGAGGTGGCGATACTTATGATGATTTTATATGAGAAAACTGAATCAAGCTTCAATCATAATGGTCTCGCTGTCCTTGATGATGCTGTTGTAAGCCCTGTTGTTACCGAACAACTCAATGGGCTTTTTTCTTTGGAATTTGACTATCCCATTCATGCTAAGGCGAGCGACAAACTTCGACCAGAGATGATTGTGAAATGCCCTGTGCCTGAACTTCAAGACCAACTCTTTCGAATCGTAGAACGTGATGATTCCATTGGTGGTCTTTTGCACATCGTGGCGCACCACATCTTTTACGACTTAGCAAAGAACCTCATTGAAGACACCTATATCGTCAACAAGAACGGTAGCGGAGCATTAACTCAACTCTTGGGGGCAACGGCAGTCGGCCACTCATTTACTGGAACTTCCAACATCACAACCGTCAATAACGTTCGCTTGGTGCGATTAAATCCAGTCGAAGTCTTGATTGATGCAGATTTGGATAATGGCTATCAAGTGCATTATGGCGGGGAGATTGTTAGGGATAATTTCTCGATTTCTATGCTTGTCCACCGAGGGAGTGATAATGGTGTTCAGATCCGAGACAAGAAGAATCTGACAGGCTACAAGTCTGATTTGGACTATTCGTCTATCGTCACTCGCATCATGCCAGAGGGCTATGATGGCTTGTTCTTGCCTGAAAAATATGTCGATAGCCCACTTATCAGCAGCTATGTCAGTCCGAAAATTAAGGTCATAAAATATGACAACGTCAAAGTCGGTGATGAAGAAGGCGAGTTTGCGACCAAGGAATTGGCTTATGCGGAACTCAGGCGACTCGCAGCACTTGAATTTACGGTATCTCATATTGATAAACCGACTGCGACCTATGATGTGGAATTTGCCCCACTTGAGCGAACGGAGGAATACAAGGAGTTTTCAAGTCTTGAGACGATTAATCTTGGGGATACTGTTTCTGTCATTCACGCAGATGACGGCTTTAGTGTGACCGCTCGAATGGTTGAGTATAGGTATGACCCCATTTTGAAAGCATTCATTTCTATCACGCTTGGGAACGTCATGCCGAAATTCACCGATGTGGCAAAGGACATCAAGAAAGTCGATACCAAGGTTGAACAAGCCAAGGATGATGCCAACTACGCCTTGACTGCGGCTAACGGCAAGAATACCAACTTCTATGGTCCGGATACGCCAGCCAATCCAAAGTTAGGAGACGTTTGGTACAAAGAGAATGGCGACAAACTTGAAATGTGGGTTTATGAAAGCCGTGATGGTGTGACTCAGTGGTATGCCTTAGCCAATGACCTGACAGCAGAAGAAGTCAAACAAGCAGTTGCTCAAGCTCAGGAAGAATCAGCTGATGCGCTTGAAAAAGCCAATAATGCCTTTGATGAAGCAGTGAACGCTTTGGAAAATGCAAATCAAGCCAACTCAACGGCAAATTCTGCCAGCCAGCTCGCTGATTCAGCGTTTAACAAATCAGTGAAATCGTCAGTAGTCACTTATGCGGTTGGGACAAGTGGAACTACTGCCCCAACGTCAGGGTGGCAAAGCACCGTACCATCTGTTTCTTCAACTCAGTACCTGTGGACGAGAACTGTGTTTACACTTCAAGATAACTCTGCCACAACTTCATACTCGGTTTCAAAGCAAGGCACAAAAGGGGACAGAGGTGATACAGGGGCCACTGGAGCAACCGGTGCAACAGGTAGCCCTGGTACTCCGGGGCAAAACGCACCAACGATTACGTCAGTTCGAGAGCAGTTTTACCTCTCGACTTCAAATACCAGTCAAACAGGAGGATCGTGGTCAAATACCATTCCTACTTGGTCGAGTGGCAAGTATTACTGGACAAGAGTGGTGACGACTTATTCGGATAGCTCAACTACAACCTCAACGGCAGTTCTTGACCAAGGGTTGAATCAATCCTTGGTATCAGCTCTTGAAGCAAAGTCTGTTACTGAAACCTTAACCACTACCGTAAATCAGCATGCCACAAAAATTGAACTGGCTGCGACCAACATTACCAACCTTCAAGGACGAATGACGACAGCCGAGTCGACACTCACCGTTCAGGCAGGTCAGATAGCTGCCAAAGCGAGTCAAACTTCGGTGGATAGCTTAACCGGCAGAATCTCAAGTGCCGAAGCAAGTCTGACGGTTCAAGCAGGGGAAATCGTATCAAAGGCAAGTCAAAGTTCCGTTGATGCGTTGACAGGGAGGGTGACATCAGCCGAAACATTGATTCAACAAACCTCCGATACCATGCTTTTGAAAGTCTCTGAACTCCAAGATGAAATCGGTATTCCTTTCAAAGTCAAGAATTGGGAACAAGGGTCACTTAGCACGAGTGATGGTTCAGAGATAACTGCTACTAACTATATCCGCTCAGAGTTCATCGATGTGGAGTCGGGTGATAAGTATATTGCTCAACGAAGAGATGGGACATCAGTTACGTTTTACTATCACTTTTATGGTTTCACTTTACCCTATGTGGACTATGTGCCAGCTGCCAAGCAGTATGTCGAGAAGTTAGCAGTTGGAACGTATGACAACACCACAATCCTTGATTACCTCAATTCGAAAAATGTGGAGACTTTGTCTATCACAGGCTCAGTAACATCAAACCCATATGCCTCGGCTGAGGACTATCTGGCAATTTACAAATTACCTTTAGACGGTCGAGTTTTTCCGAACACCATCACTTGGAATGGACGAAAAGACACGTCCGACAATATCGTCCTACTTTACATCGGTGGTGTGTGGGAGCAGATTGATGTGGTAACAAATAGTAGTAACGCTATCCACCAATGGACATTATCTGATTCACAGATTGCGGGTATGCCAACGGATGCGATTTATATTGCCTTCTTTTCTATCAAGAACGGCTCGTATGCGGGGATTTATAATGCGACCACTTCGCCATTTACCCTGAACCCGATGGACGAGTTAGCTTATGTACAAGTTTCCTATCAAAGCTCATCAAGTACCGTGACCGTTCCAAGCAATGCCCTCAAGATGAGGGTGCGAGTGAACACCACGACTAAGCCTGATGATTATGATGGGAATGTTTTCTCAGCTACAGCAAGGGCGGATTACTCCAAAGCCAATACTGTCTATTCAGCAATTCTCATGCAAAAGGACATCATCAACCTTCGAGTTGGAAAAGGGGATGTGATTAACCAAATCAACCTCTCCCCTGAAAGCATCTTGATCGCCGGAAATAAAGTCCATATCACAGGGGAAACCACCATTGATAGTGGAATTATCACATCAGCAATGATCGGGAGTGCAGCCATTACCACAGCGAAGATTGCGGATGCGGCTATTACAAGTGCGAAAATCGCCAGTCTTGATGCAGGGAAGATTACGACAGGAACGTTGTCTGCTAGTCGCATAGCTGCAAGTTCTATTACGGCTGATAAGCTTGCAGCCAATATACTCACAGCGATTACAGCAAGTAATTCCATCCGAATCACAGGGACAACCATTGGCTATTACTCAGGAAGTACACTCGTCACAGAAATTAACTCACAGGGAATGACCATTAGACGTGGTGGAACAACAGTCGGAACGATTGGAGCGAATAACATCAGTGGTCATAGTGATTGGCGAGGTTTGGTGTTTGACCTTGAATATGGGACAGAGTACATGGCTTGGGCGCACATGGATAGTTCAGGTGCGAGTAGCTACACGACCAAACTAATCTGGTACTCTCGGACACTTGAAACCAACAAGGAGAAGGGATTTCATTTTGATGATGATGTCTGGCTTAACGGCACGATTAAATTATCAGGTGGGCATACGATTAGCCTGAATGGCATCACCTTCAGTTCGTCACTTTATACCCGAATTGGGAATAGTGGTGGTAGTGCAGGGATTGCTTTTAACGGCTCTAATTTATTCCTTGGGGATGATGGTACCTGGGTTGACTTTGGTATCATCCGTGAAATCTGTAAAAAGCTTGCTGGAAGAACGATTGCCTTACCAACTGGTTTTAACAGTAATGGGACGGCCAGTGGTTGGTATAATGCTCAGTCGTTTAACCCTATGACAACATATTCATAATGGGAGGGAACAATGGAAAATGAAGAAGAATTAGTGGTTTTGCCACATGTTGAAACAGTCGAAGAACCTGAATCATGTTCTACAGATATGGTCGAACTATTGACCTTGGTCGTTGATGACCTCTGCGTGCAAGTCGGGAAATTGAAGGAGGAACTCAAGAATGCTAAAGATTAGAAACGAAGAACTGGTTGATGTGATTACCTTCCTTGAAGGATTTGAACTTCAACCGAAAGTCAGTCGGGTGCGAACGAAACTCGTCAAGCTCATCCGAACTAAGATCGACGAGCTGTACAAGGACGAGATTGATTTGTTACAACGTTTTGGGAAGAAAGACGAGGAGGGGAATCTCGTCCAAGACAATGGGAACTTTTCGTTGCTACCTGAAACGGCAGTTGAATATCATAAAGAAAAGGCAGATTTGTTAAACGAAGACTCCGTTATTGATGTAGCGGAACTTCATGACAAACTGCCTTTATTGATTGGTGGCTTAGAAGATAGCGAGGTCAAGGTTTCAGGCAAAGATGCAGAGGCCTTAGAACTCGTCTTGGAATTATTGGAAATAGAAGTTAAAGGCGTTTAGGCGAAAGTCTAGATGCCTTTTTTGAATACAGAAATGGAGGAATGACATGATGAAACAGACATGGAATTTGATTCAGACAGGCTTTGTGGCAACAGGTGGTCTGGTTGGTTGGTATCTGGGAGGTTTTGATGCCTCGCTTTATACCTTGCTTGCCTTTGTGGTGGTGGACTACATCACAGGGGTCTTGCGTGCGATCAACGAGAAGAAGGTTTCAAGCCGTATTGGGGCAAAGGGTATCACAAAGAAGATTTTGATTTTCTTGTTGGTGGGTGTCGGTCACATGCTCGACTTGGAGCTGAAAACAGGGAACGTCCTACGTGATGCAGTGATTTTCTTCTACATCTCAAACGAGGGAATCTCACTTTTAGAAAATGCCGTAAGCATTGGCTTGCCTGTGCCTGAAAAAGTCAAAGAAGCACTCAAACAATTACATGGTAAGGAGGATAACGAAAATGGGAATTAGTAGTTTAGCCACAAAATATGGCTTTCAATCGTTCCCTCACTACTCATCGGGACGTAGTGGGGCGAAGGTCAATAAAATCGTCATCCATCACATGGCAGGCACGAACTATGACATCGTGCCAAGTATCTGGCAGACCCGTGAGGCCTCAGCGCATTACGGGATTGGCAAAAACGGAGAAATTCGTGCCTATGTGGATGAAAACAATACGGCATGGCACGCGGGTAACTGGAATGCCAATATCTCGAGTATTGGGATTGAAAACTGCAACTCCAATGGCTCACCATCATGGAGTGTGAATCAAGCCACCATTGATGCGTGCGCCAAGTTAGTGGCGGATATCGCCAAACGTCACGGTCTTGGAAAGCTAGTGGTGAATCAGAACTTGTTCCCACACAGCTATTTTTCAAGCACCTCGTGTCCCGGTGTTCTTTTAGATAAACTGCAGTACATTGCGGACAAAGCAAACGCGATTAATACTGGTGGCGGTTCATCAACTCCAAGCAAGCCAACCGCAGGACTTTATCGTGTTCGAAAATCATGGGCGGATGCCAAGACTCAGGTCGGAGCATTCAAGGATCTAGCGAATGCCAAAGCCTGCGCTGACCGAAACAAAGGCTATTCTGTCTATGATGAATCCGGAAAGGCTATTTATCCAACAGGTGGCGGTTCATCAACCCCAACAACCAAGAAACTCGTGGTCCAAGTGAACGGCTTGAATGTCCGTAATCGTCCTTCACTCAGTGGCACGGTAGTCGGTACTTATAACAAGGGCGCGACATGGACACTGCCCAAGTCAGAACAACTGACAATCGCGGATGGTTGGGTATGGGCTCGTTGTCCTATCGGCTATTGTGCCGTCGGGAAGAATACTGGCAAGACTGAGCCGGATGACTATATCTTAATTTCATAGCCAAACGAATAAACCTGCAAGAGTGATTAATTTCATTCTTGCAGGCTTTTTTGCTTTTTTTCAGAGTTAGGGTTTACTTTTTGAGATTTTCGACGCCTGTAACTTGAGGAGGGATAACCCATGAACGAGTTACAGAAAGAAAAAATCAAAGAATTAAGGAAATCAGGCTATGGCTACAAACGAGTGGCTACTGAATTGGGAATATCCATTAACACCATAAAATCATTTTGTAGAAAAGAAGGGCTTAATGGAGTTAAGGGAACAGTTCGGTCACTAGATGTCTGTCTTACCTGTGGATCTGCTTTGCCAATATCAAAAACCAAGAAACGAAAATTCTGTTCTAAAGAATGCCGTGAGAAGTGGTGGAGCAAAAATCGAAATAAACTAAATAAGAAGAAGGCTCGAATCGAACATTGCCTATCTTGTGGCAAGGAAATGAGACTTTATGAGTTTGAAAAGCGGAAATTTTGCTCTCATGCTTGCTACATTGAATCACGATTCGGAGGTGGTGCTCATCATGAATAAGCAACTTATCCGGAATGAAATGCTATATCAAATGAGCATTCAACCTGCCAAAATCATGCTTGAAAAAAGTCTCATCACCAAGGTGGAGTTCAAGAAAATGAAGGCCTTCCTCCTTCAGAAATATGAGCCGATAATCCCGTCATTATTGGATTTATGACTTGATATAAGTGTCGAAAAGAGTGATGTATAGGTGTGTAGGAAGGAGGATTTACACCATGAAGGTAATACAAAAGATTGAACCGACAAAGCCTAAAATCGCCAAGCGAAAACGTGTGGCAGCCTATGCTCGGGTCTCCGTTGATAAGGGCAGAACCATGCACTCACTCTCGGCACAGGTCAGTTACTACTCAAAACTGATTCAGAAGAACCCTGATTGGGAATACGTGGGTGTTTACTCAGATGGCGGAATTTCAGGAAGAACAACTGAATCCAGAAATGAATTTAAGCGCCTCATCAAAGACTGTAAGGACGGCAAGGTGGATATTATCCTAACGAAGTCCATCAGCCGATTTGCGAGGAACACTGTTGATTTGTTGGAAACCGTCCGCGATCTCAGAGCCATTAACGTTGAGGTGCGGTTTGAGAAAGAGAATATCCACTCCCTCAGTGGTGATGGTGAGCTGATGCTTTCAATCTTGGCATCTTTCGCTCAAGAAGAAAGTCGCAGTATCTCCAACAACATCAAATGGTCAATTCAGAAACGGTTTAAGGAAGGTAAACACAATGGACGTTTTAACATTTACGGTTATCGTTGGGTGGGGCAGGAGTTGATAGTTGAACCGAGTGAAGCTGAGAACATCAAGTTGATGTACGCAAACTACATGAACGGTTTGTCCGCAGAGTTCACAGCAAAGCAACTCACGAAAATGGGCGTGACAGCCATGAAGGGTGGACCATTTAAGGCAACATCTGTCAGGCAAATCTTGAAGAACATCACTTACACGGGCAACCTACTTTTACAAAAGGAGTATACGCCAGATCCTATAACAGGAAAATCGAGATATAACAACGGTGAAATGCCACAATACTTTGTTGAGAATCATCATGAAGCAATTATCCCTATGGAGGAATGGCAGGCGGTTCAAGATGAGCGGTTGAAACGAAGAAAACTCGGTGCTCGTGCTAATAAGTCGATTAACACCACTTGTTTTACATCAAAAATAAAGTGCGGAAACTGCGGCAAGAATTTCAGACGAAGTGGAAAACGGCAAGGGAAAAATAAAGAGCTTTATCATATTTGGACTTGTCGTAACAAAAGCGAGAAAGGTGTGAAAGTCTGTAATGCTCGGAATATTCCAGAGCCTGCTCTCAAAAAGTATGCAACTGAAGTTCTTGGTTTAGAAGTGTTTGATGAACAAATTTTCATAGACTCGATTGAAGAAATCGTTGCCTCAGAAGGGAATATGTTGCAGTTCAAGTTTTATGGGGGCAGAGAGGTTGAGGTTAAATGGACATCTACGGCTCGCAAGGATTACTGGACGCCAGAGGTCAGACGGGCTTGGAGTGAACGGAACAAACGTAAGGAAAGTAGAACTTGGAACGGCAGAACGACAGAATTCACAGGTTTTGTAGTTTGCGGACGATGTGGAGCCAATTATCGAAGGCAAGCTGTAACGTCTAAAACGGATGGCACAGTCAGAAGAAAGTGGCACTGTTCAAATTCAGCTGTAGCTTGTAATGAGGGTAAGAGTCGAAATTGCATCTACGAAGAGGATTTAAAGGTAATGGTTGCAGAGATTCTTGGAATTCCAACATTCAATGAACCAACAATGGATGAAAAGCTATCTCGAATCAGTATCATCGACACTGAAGTAACTTTTCATTTTAAAGATGGTCATGATGAAGTCAGAACTTTTGAGATACCTAAAAAGAAGGCGAGAACCTTTTCAGAAGAAGAACGTGCCAGGCGAAGATTAGTTATGAAGAAACGATGGGAGGAGAAGAAACGTGACGAAGAAAGTAACAACGATACCAGCGACAATCACTAAATTCAGTCAGACACCAATTAACCGTGTCACCAAAAGACGAGTGGCGGCTTACGCTCGTGTGTCAACTGAACAAGAAGAACAGCAGACTAGCTATGAGGCGCAGATTGATTACTACACCAACTACATTAGCGGTCGGGAGGATTGGGAGTTTGCGGGCATGTATTCGGACGAAGGCATCAGTGCGACCAACACCAAGAAACGTGTTGGCTTTCAAACCATGGTGACGGATGCCTTGGACGGCAAGATTGACTTGATTGTCACGAAAAGTGTCAGCCGTTTTGCCCGCAACACTGTTGACTCCTTAACCACGGTTCGCCAACTCAAGGAAAAAGGGGTCGAGATTTATTTCGAGAAAGAAAATATCTGGACACTTGACTCCAAGGGCGAACTCCTCATCACGATTATGTCGAGCTTGGCTCAAGAGGAAAGTCGAAGTATTTCTGAGAACGTGGTTTGGGGTCAGAGAAAACGATTCGCTGACGGCAAAGTGACCGTCCCGTTCAAACGTTTCTTGGGTTATGACATGGGTGAGGATCGAAACTTGGTGGTCAACCCTGAGCAAGCCAAGCTCGTCAAACGGATTTATGGGATGTTCCTTCAAGGCAAAGCCCCGCATACGATAGCGAAGATCCTGACGGAAGAACCAGAAACACTGACACCCGCAGGCAAGCAGAAGTGGAATCCATCCACGATTAAATCCATCCTGACCAATGAGAAGTACAAGGGTGATGCCTTACTGCAGAAGTCCTACACAGTCGACTTCCTTACTAAAGAGAAGAAAGCCAACGAAGGAGAAATCCCTCAATACTACGTCAAGGGCAACCACGAAGCCATTATCCAACCTGAGATATTTGACATGGTTCAAAAACAGATGGCTTTACGCACCAAGGGAAATAATCGCAGGCGTTCGACCAGCATATTTTCAAGTAAACTGATCTGCGGAGACTGCGGCAACTTTTATGGCTCTAAGGTTTGGCATAGCAATACCAAATACCGCAGAACCGTCTGGCGGTGTAACCACAAATACGGGAATGACGAGAAGTGTCAAACGCCACATTTGACTGAGGATGAAATCAAGGAAATCTTCATCAAGGCGACCAACCAATTGGTGGATATGAAAGACGAGGTCATCAGCAACTATGACGAGATGAAGGAGATGTTGTTCGGAACGGTTGACCTTGAAAGCGAGCAAGGAAAACTTGAAGATGAGCTTAACGAAGTCGCTAGCTTAATTGAGGACTGTATTAACGAGAATGCCAGAGTCGCACTCGACCAATCGGAATACGAGAAACGGTATAACAGCTTTGTGGAACGGTTCGACAAAGCGAACGGACGGCTAGAGGAAGTCAAGGTGCAAATTACCGAACGCCAGGCACGAGGGCAACAAATCGAGATATTCTTAAAAGACCTGGAGGAGGTTGGTGTGCTCGAGGAATTCGAAGATGATTTATTCCTTGCATTGGTTGAAAACATTGAGGTTGGAAGGTATAAAGTGGTGGTCCGGTTCAAGGATGGCACTGAGGTGGAAGGTTAAGTTAAATTGGGTTGAGGCACTCTTGCTTGATGGCGGGAGTGCTGTTTTTGTGGTATTCAAGAAAGCGTCTACGTGATATAATATATCGGATAAGGTACTAGAGAAGGGTTAAGGAGTAGAAGAAATGGAATCAAATCCACGAAAACTATTAGATGAGTTTATTCCTGAAGCAATGGGAAAACAATTTGTTATCCCGGTATATCAAAGAAAATATACCTGGACGGTAAAAAAGCAGCTGGTTCAACTGATGAAAGATTTGGTTGGGCTTATTGAAGATGAGACGAATCAAAAACAGCATTTTTTAGGTACAATCGTTTACCTTGAAAATGTTGTGGATTATAAAACTGAGCGATCTATTGTTGATGGACAACAGCGGTTAGTGACTATGTTTTTGATTGCTCATGCGATGAAATCAATCTCTGAAAATGAGTACCGTGCAAGGGAAATTGATGAAACATATCTTCAAAATTATGCTGAGCAAGTTGGAAGTAGATACCGCCAACGGCTGTATCCTTCTGTGGCAGATGGGAACGATTATCTGATTATTGCAGAGGGCAGATATGATGAGATAAATAAAGACAGCGCCAGTAATATCGTTCAGAACTTTCTGTACTTGCGAACAGAGTTAAAGGATCTGGTCGAAGAATATACGTTTGATAGAGTACTTTATGCACTGAAACGATTTTCTATTGTTTATATTAAATTAGATGACCGCGATAATGCACAGCAAATTTTTGAAAGTATCAATTCTACCGGTGAAAGATTGACTGCCTCGGATTTGATTCGAAACTTCATCATGATGGATAAATCGAATGAAGAGCAGACTACGCTTTATACTAAATATTGGCGTCGGTTGGAAGAAGTCTTTGATAATTCTAAAGGAATGGAAGACTTTTTCAGATACTACCTTGCTGCAATAATTGGGGAGTATTCAGCAAAGCATATTCTTTATCAAGCATTCAAAGACTATTGGCATAAAGAGCGCGAGGTATCAAGTGATGCCGAATTGCTCCAAAAATTAGTACGATATGCTGGTTATTTTGCGAGACTTTACTATAACAAACCTGAAGGAAAATACTCAGAAGTATTGAGTGATTTCCAAAGCATGGAAAGTATGATGCCTGCACCTTTTGTTTTGGGATTATCTGAATGGTACTATCATGACCAATTTATCACTGAAGACCAATATATTGATGCGATTAAGGTAGTGAATGATTATCAGCTTCGGAGATATTTTAATGGGGATGATACAAGCAGAGTGTCAAAAGCATTTCCTTCATATTTGAAAAATGTTAGGAAGTACGCTAAAGCTAATGGATATGAAAAT